GGCGTTCCATTTCCCTTTAACCCGGAAAGCCTGGGGACCGCTACCATAGGGATCCTGCCTGCGTATACCGGCATTCCAATGATCACCAGATCCTCCGGGCCAAACTGACAGGATATTCCCGTATCAGAAGGCAGCGTCAGATCCACTGTTTTATAGCCTGGATCCAGCGCCGCCGCCATGGCCTCCGTGCTCTTCACGAGCCTCTCAAAATTCTTCATTTGATATTCCTCCTCTATTTGGAGAGGGCGGCAGGTATCGAGCCTGCCCTCCGCGGCTTGTGCTCTCGCCGCGGCCGTCCCTTGCGCGCCCTCAGGTCGGGCGGATCACGCGCCGCCCACCGCGCCCTCCGGCTTGAGCCGGAGGGACTGCAGCCGTTTGTAGTTTCGCTCCATCTTCTGGATATCGAGGCCCCACGCCTTGTATGCCGCCTCAGTGTTTACATGGGTGGCGTTCCAGCATGGGATGCCCATGGCATCCATCTCCTCCTTTGCGAGCGCCTTGAGCCGGTATACCGTCCCGGCCGACGTTTCAAACAGCTCCTTGATATCCTTGTTACTCAGCTCCAGCCGCTCATAGTAGAGCCGCAGAGCCGTCTCGATATCCCGCACCTGCGGGACCCGCACCCGCCCGGTCCTCATAGCGTTCCGGCCTCGTTGGTCGTCCCGGCGTCCTGCCCGGTCACGATCTGCTTGGCCAGCTCCTCGAGCATCTTCTGCTGCGCGCTGAGCTGCTGCTCCTTGTCGGCCAGCTCGGCCTCCCAGTCCCGCAGAACTCCCGCCTGCTGGTCCAGCTCGTCGTGCTTGCGCCCGATCTCCTCCCAGTGCTGCATCTGCATGTCGCGCGCATTGCGCCACATGCGCTCCTGCGCCTCGGCCTGCCGCTGGAGCCTGCTGCGCTCCCGCGCTGCCAGAGCCTCCTGCAGCACCACCAGTGCCAGCCATGCGCCCAGCGCGCAGATCATTGCGATCCTCATGTTGTCCTCCTTTCATATTTGTCATTGCGAGGAGGCCGAAGGCCGACGTGGCAATCTCTGGCCCCCGCGCTCTCTCACTCATTCCGTTTATCTACGGCAACGATCATGCCGTAGATGCAGCCCTTGACGGCCGCCATCTCCGCCGCCGTCATCTGCCCGGCCAGCGTCAGCAGCTTATCCGCCAGCTGCTTCAGGCTCTCGCTCATGTTCTCACCCCCTCGCCTGTCCGTAAACCTTGCCCCGGCCCTTGTGCCGGGGCCTCCCCGGCCATCTCGGCCGCTTGACTGTTTTGCTCACCACGACCACCTGACCGCTCTTGTCACGGTAACAGTATCGGTGCACCCAGGTCTCCGGCATCCCCTCGCCTCCTTTCTTTTCGTCTCTTGGAGACGTTTTGCTGTCTCCTAGGCTCATATTAGCACATATCCTCAGCCTTGTCAAGCATTTTTGTATTCCCGGAAACATTTTGTTGACAATCATGTCTTCTTGGTGTATCCTAGTGGCAAGGAAGGGGTGATACCATGGCCGACACGATCAACAGTCGGATTGCTGCTGTTCTGAAGCAATCCGGCAAAACTCAAGAAGAATTCGTTGTCCCCCTCCATCTCAGCCGCTCCTTTATTGCCAGCGTTTGCTCTGGCGTAAAGCAGCCCTCGGATCGGACGATCCTCGACATTTGCCGCGTTTACGGCGTGTCCGAGCTTTGGCTGCGGGAGGGGCAGGGCGAGATGTACGTCCAACGGACCCTCCGGCAGGAGATCCTCGACCTCGCGCGCAGCCTTTCGGAGGCCCCGCCGGGCGACCTTCGCCGGGACTTCCTGCTCGCGCTGGCCGACCTCCCGCCGGAGTTCTGGCCCAAGCTGGCCGACTTCATGGAGGGGATCCTTGCCCGCCGCGCCGACGATCCCGGCACCTAGCGCAAAGCCCGCAGCACCCGCTGCGGGCTTTTGCTATGCCTATGTTTGCCTATGTTTGCCTATGTTTGCCTATATGCGGTGTACGCACCACTCCGGCAGCACCGCGCGGTGCTGCCGAAAAAACAAGACCGCACCCGGTCTGCTAACGGATGCGGCCCTGTTTTGCAAAAAGAAAGGAGATTTTTGCTTGTGCACTGAAAACGAAAGAAAGGATCGATAAACGCTTACTACCCTGCGCCCCTGCCTATATTATAGCGCATCGTTTTCATATGCTAAACGCGAATTGCGCCGCAGCGCCCGAAGAAACTGCAGCAAACTGTAAAGCTCCGCCTCCGTCAGGTGCGCCAGTTCCCCGATCACCTCTGCCAAAATGTCCATCTTGTTTCCTCCTTTTCCGTCGTAAGGGTTGCCCCTCCCCCGCATTCTAGCATTTTTGTGCATTTTACCCCATATTATTTGTGCAATGTGCCGCTTGATATCTCCTGCCGCTTTATGGTATACTTATCACGAAATGGAGTGTTGCCTATGTCTTACCCTCTTGCCCCGCGCTCTTATTGCGGCGGTGCTGACCCTGCCGGGGTCGGCACATCCGAGCTTACGGAAATGTTTTTGCGGCTGAAACAGGAGTATCCTTATCAGCCCTCCCCGGATGTTCGGAACCCTTATACCGGCGATCCGATCGACTCGGAAGCGCGATACGACGAATTCCTGCGGGAGCTGGCCTATCGGATGGTCTGCAGCCGCACACTTGCCCGTAACATCAGCCCAAATATGATCCGCGGTATGTACGAGGACGAGCTGTGCCGCGCTGCCGCTGCCCGGAAGGAGCTGATCGACCTTCGCGCCGAAAAGCAGGCGGACGAAAAGCAGCACGCATCAGATACGTCAGCTTTGCAGCAGCAGGTCGACGATGCAAAATTCCATGCCGAGGAGGAGCGCATCCGCGCCCGAAAGGCCGAGGCAAAGCTTGCATCGCTGCAGCGCGAAGCGGATGAGATGCGCGGCAAGCTGCTCTCTGTCCCATCGAAGCGGACGCGCATTGCGCACAGCATTGTAACAGCCCTCTCCCTGATCCTGTCCGTCGTGCTCATCATTGTTCTCGCCACCGCCGAGCCGGATAGCTCCGTCTATCAGCGCGGCTATGATTCCGGCCACGCCACCGGCTACGTCGAGGGTGGAAACGATGCCATAGGCCCCGCCTATGATCGCGGCTACGCTGCCGGGGAGGCCTCCGCAAAGCGGGAGGCGCGGCGGGCTGCAAACACGGAATCGCTCGTTTCCTCTGATCGGAGCCGTGGCTCAACTTCTTCGCATTCCTCTTCCGAGCCGACCGGCACATCATACATTGCCAATACCGCTACCGGCAAATTCCACCGCTCGACCTGCAGCTATCTCCCGGAGGAGCAGAATCGGGCCTATTACAGCTCCGCCGAAGAGGCTCGGGCGGCCGGATATTCCCCCTGCGGCCACTGCCACCCCTGACGCACACACATCTCCAGCACGTCCAGTACCTCCCGCCGCCCCTCCGGCGGCAGCCGCAGAAACTCCCGCACGATCTCCTCCTCCGAGGCTGGCCGTCCCCCACAGGCGGCCAGCCTCAGCTCATCTCTGGCTCGCTCCACGCGCTTCCTCCCGTCCGGCTGCATCCGCCGGTACTCCCGCACAAACCGGTACTTGATCCATCGCTCCATCCGTCGCGCCCCCTTTGCACCCGCATCGTACCACGCCCCGCCGCGGGAAACCATGGCCAGAACCGGGAACTGCGCCCGCTTTTTGCAAAAATCCGTATCCAAAACTGCAATCGTCAGGAGGCGACACCATATGCCCCAGATCTGTGACCGACTCAATGCCGTAAAGCAAAAGTCCGGCCTCACCCTCACCGCGTGGGCGGAGCGCTCCGGCGTCCCCGTCAGCACGATCTCCCGCATTCTCTCCGGCTGCACCGAAAATCCCGGCCTGCAGACAGTCGTCGACCTCGTCGCCGCTGCCGAGGTCCCGCTGTCCGACGTCCTCCCCGACCTGCTCCCGCCGCCCGAAGCCGCACCCGCTGCGCAGCCCAGCGATGCCCTCCTCGCCGAAAAGGACGCCCGCATCGCCGCACTCGAGCGCCTCGCCCGTTACCGCTCCCACATCTGCTACGCCCTCGGCATTATCTGCCTTGCTCTGGTCGCCGTCCTTGCCTTTTTACTGGCCTACGACCTGTGCAACCCCCGCGTCGGCTGGTTCCGCAGCTGATTCCCCCAAGGAGCGCACGAACATGCCGATCACAAAATTACAAAAAAAGCGCGACGGCCTGCAGGGCTATCGCGTCCGCGTCAATTATACCGACCCCGATACCGGGGCCTACCGCCGGATCGAGCGCATCGTCTACGGCAAGGCCGAGGCCGCCGAGATGGAGCGCCAGCTCAGCGCCGAGGCCAAATCCCCCGCCCCTACCGCCGACGACCGCCTCACCGTCGCCGAGTTCGTCCCCCAATTCCTCTCGTACAAATCCGCCGAGATCCGCACGTCGTCGCTCGTCACAGACGAATCCCGCCTCAGGCGGCATGCCATCCCTTTTTTCGGCCCGCTGCGGATGTGCTCTGTCACCCCGCGACACGTCGCCGACTGGGTCGCTTCCCTGCACGGCAAGGGCCTCGCGCCCAATACTATCTCCGAGGTTTACACGATCACAAAATCCATGTTCGCGCGCGCCGTCGAACTCCGCATCATCCCAACATCTCCCTTCGGGCGGCTCCGCCGTCAACGTAAGGCCATGCCAGACGCCCCGAAGCACGATTTCCAATACTATACTGCAGAGCAATTCAGGCGTTTTTACGCGTCGGCAGCCGCTGCCGTTTCTGCCGCAAAAAATCCCATTCAGGAGCGGCAATACATGATGTTTTTCGTTGCCGCGTTTTATACCGGCATGCGGCCCGGCGAGATTCTCGCCCTTCACTGGACGGATATCGACTTTCCGGCCCGCCTGATCCGCATTCGCCGCACTTATTCCGACCGATATGGGGAGGGCCCTGTCAAAACAGAGTCCTCTGTCCGCGATATTGGCATCCCATCCCACCTTTTCGACGAGCTGCAGGTGCACCTCCGTTTCCAGCGCAGCATGCCCGGTTTTTCTCCGGATTTCCTCGTCTGCGGCGGCCCTTCCCATCTTTCCGTTTACGCGGCCCGTAACCGCAGGAACTCCTATGCGGCCGCCGCCGGTCTCCCGCAGATCCGTCTCCATGACTTCCGCCACTCCCATGCCTCCCTGCTCGTTAATAACGGCATCAATATCCAAGAGGTCGCGCGCCGCCTCGGTCACTCCAACGTGCAGGTCACCTGGTCCACCTATGCCCACCTCTACCCCCGCGAGGAGGAGCGCGCGCTCACCGTCCTGGACGCCGTCCCGCTCCCGCCCCCGAACACCCCGTGATTTTCGGTGCTTTTTCGGTGTTATCCACCCTATGTGTCATCTGCAAAAACGCCGGAACCATTGTGTTTTCAATGGTTCCGGCGTTTTTATCTCTCTTACAAGAATGATGAAGATCAACAACCGATTTTGTCCATTCTTTTCTTTTCTCATCTCACTGCCTCTCAACGCATCTCATTTTCTCTCTTTACATTGCTCAAACTTCAACTTTCTCTTACCTCGATTTTCAAATCTGCAAAACTCTCGGTGCTCATTCGGTGCACAAAAGGCCCCGGCAGTCTCCTGCCGGGGCTGTTTTTGTGTCACTCCACGATGCACTCGTAGTACACGCGCGCCTTGTCCGGCACGGCGTCCTTGTCCTCGAGCCACGCCTTGGCGAGATCGAGGTAGAGGTCCGTCCCGCTGCAGCCGTGGTCCATGAGTACCTCGCAAAAATCGCTGTACACCGCATTCATTGCGCACCAAAATTCGATTGGGTCGCAGTCAATGCCGCGCTCGTGCATCATCTTGAGCACATGGTCCGGTGCCCACTTCGCGCCGACCGTGCCGTCGGCGTTTTTCATGCCGCCGACCCACTTCTCGGCCTCCTCCCACGACAGACGCTCGTCATCGTCCTGCTGCTCGAATCCGATATGCCCCATCTCTCGGCGCCCCGGCTCGCGGCTTCGGCCGCCGCCTCTCGGCTCGATGTCGTACCGGCGGCCCATCGGCTCGTCGCGGTATCGGCGATCATAGTCTCCGTCGCTGCGCGGTGCATAGCGGCCGTCATTGTAGCGCTCGCGTCCGCGCCCGTCGCGGAATCGGCCCTCCGGCCGGTCTCTGCGTTCCTCCTCGCCGCTCCCGCGGCGGTAGAACATCATTTTTGTCCTGGCGTCCATATCGTCCCTCCTTATGCCGTCGGCGCCGTGCCGTTGACGCTCGCCAGATTGCTGCTCGGCGCGCAGGCAGCGCGACCCAGCAGCCGAAAACTGCCGCCCGTCGCGGTGGTGTTGAGCACCGTGCTGTACTTTGTCCGCGTGCGGATCGCACAGGCGGTCAACTGTGCGCAGCCGCAGCTTGTCAGCGGATACTGTACTGTCCCGCTGCCGATCGTCACCACGACCGGAGCCGTGATGGTCGCCGTCGTCGGGATCGTCTGCGCCACGACGAGACAGTATTTCTCGCCGTCGTTGTAGCTCCCGGCCGGCAGGTTGATCGTCAGCACGCCGTCCGCAAACGTCACGGCCTGCGAGATCACAAGGCGGCGGCACAGCTTACACACGTTGTTGCATGCCATGGTATATCCTCCTTTGCTCAGGGGCGGCATCTGCCGCCCCGATCTCTCATCCCGTCAGCAGCAGCCGTAGCCCTGCTGGCAGCCTGCGCCGCAGTAAGCAGCGTGCGGGTTCTGGACGAGGTACGTCGGCTGCGGCGTCGAGTTGCCGGTCCGGCGGATCAGCTCTGCCGTGTTGGCGTCCATCGCGGCCTTGAGCACGGCGTTCTGCTCGCTCTGCGAGGCGGCCAGACGGAGCGTCTGGTTTTCCTGCTGCAGGGTCGAGATCTTGTCGTTGACCATAAAGTCCAGGATGCTGCGCGTGTTGGCGTTGGCGTTGTCGATCACGTCGCGGGCCGTGCTCTGGATGGTGTTGCGGATGTCGCAGCTCTGCGTCGCGAGGTTGTAGTTGGTGTCGGCAAAGCCGCGCTCCATCAGGCGCTGCGTCTCGCAGCAGCACTGCTGCTGTCTCGCACCGAGGTCGCAGATCTGTCCCTGTACCCCGTTAAAGCCCTGCATCATGCCCATCTGCGTGGCGTTAAAGCCCTGCTGCATCGCGATCTGCCCGTTGAGCATGCCGGTGTTCATGGCGTAAAAGCCGTCGCACAGGCCGTTCTGGAGCCCGCGGATGCCGCTCTGGATCTCTGCCGTCGCAAAGCCGTCGTTGACTGCCTGCCGCGTGTCGATGCCGCTGAGATACGGCACCGCCATACCGGCCCCGTTGTTGCCGTTGTTGCCCCAGTTGTTTCCAAAAATCAGGGCGAACAGGATGATCACGATCCACCAAGATCCGCCGCCAAACATATCGTTGTTGTTGCGGTTGCCGGAGTCAGCGCCCAGCGCATACCCCATGCCAAAATCATCTGCCATTGTTGTTTCCTCCTCAGTTTTTATGATCCCACGGGCCGCGCGCGCCCGGTGAGTCCTTGCTGCGCGGCTTTTGTCAGGACCCGCAAACCGAGTGGATATGCTTACCGACGGAAAGGCAGCCCCAGCTGCTGTGCCATCTGCTCTACCGTCGTACCGCGCTCCCGCGCGGCGTTGTCCGCCATCTGGAGGAGCTGGTTATAATTTTTGCCCGCCAGCATCTGCTGCATCTGCTGGAGTTGAGGTCCCGCGCCCATCTGCTGCAGGGCGCCCAGCGGGTTCCGGCCCCGCTGCGCCATCTGGATCATCATCATGAGCGGATTCATTCTGCCGGTTCCTCCTTCTTTTCTGCGGCAGTGAGCCGCTCGCTGATGCCGTTAAGCTGTGCCTGCATCTGCTGCAGCATCGTCAGCACCGGGTCTGTCGCGGTCTGTGTGCCGTTCTGCGCGGGCTGCGGAGGCGGCGCTGGAATATACTCCCCGAAGCGTGCAGCGCCCGCCGCAGCGTCCCAGCGCTTGGTGTAGATGCGGTTGTTTTGGATGTCCGCAAACACCATCAGGCTGCCGGAAAAGTCCACCGGCGTCGAGCTTGCCTCCTCGCGGCTCGATACCATCCTGCACATCGGCCCCTGCGGCTGCAGCGGCTGCTGCCCGTACCCGCCGTATACCGGCGGCATCACCTGATTGTACCCGGTCTGATAGGGATATGCCATTGTCTCCGCCTCCTGTCTTTGATGGATATATCATACCGTCTCAGCCTCTGCGCTGTGCCCGCTTCCGGCGCGTCTGTGCCCGCAATGTGTGCAGCCTCCGCTCGATCCCCTGCATCCGGCGGGACACCGTGCTCCGCGTCATCCCCTGCCCGAATTTGTCCTCCATCTCAAACGCAATGTCGAGCTGCGCCACCTGATCGATCAGGCACCGCCGCGCGATGTAGCTGTCCTCCTCCCCGAGGTTCGCCGCCTGGATCAGTGCCTCGACCTCCTCGCGCCGCATCCCGGCCGTGCAGCTCCCCGCCTGCATCCTGCCCTTTGACATAGTTCCCCCTCCTGTGCATAAAAATGGGAGAGGGCTTTCGCCCTCCCCCGCTGTGCGGTATTTTGTTTTCAGTCAAACGCTCCTGCGGCGCTGTAAAACTCCGAACCGAAATAGCTGGAGAACGGGTTTTTCTTGCCTTCCTTCCCGTTCGTGACCATCTGCCAGAGGTACGCCGCCTCCTGTACGCTGAGGCCCAGCGTTGCGATGTACTTCCCGGCCTCCTCCTGCGAGACGTTGCCGCTGCCGTCCGCGTCTGCGTTCTGCAGCACGTCCGTGTAGCGCCGCATCGGGATGCCGTATTTCAACCCGGTCATGACGAGCTTCGCTGTCTTCTGCTTTTCGCTCTTGTCGTAGCTCGCAAGGACTTTTGCCTTGGTCGCCTCGCTCGCGTTGGTCGCCGTGACGGCCACTTTCTTTGCAACACCCGTACCCGGGACGGACAGCACATCATTTGCCTGCTCCCACGTCATTCCGGCTTTTTGCAGCGCCTCCGCCTCTGCTACCTTGCTCTCCGAGGCTACCGTGTTGATATAGGCACTCTGCTCTGCCTTGTCGCTCCATCCCATAGACTCGATGAGATCCAGCGTTCGCTTGTTTTTCAGGCCACTCTCCTCGTCGCCTTCCTCGTTGATGCTGTCCAGTTCGCTGTAGAGCGCGCGGAAAACGATGTACTCGTCCAGCGGCACGCCGTCTTTCACGGCCTGCTGCCCGCCGAGGATCCATGCGTCCGGCACTTTCTTCGGCTCGATCTCGTATGCCGCCAGCGCGGAGGCGTAGGAGGTCAGCTTCTGGATGAGCGCGCCGCGCTCCTTCTCGGTCCCGCTCTGGTACTCGTCGGACTGCATCAGATCCCCGACGCTCCCGTACACGATCCCGGTCCATGTCTTACGGTACTGCTTCTTCTGCGCATCCGTGAGCTGCAGCGTCTGCTCCGTGTCGTCTTCCATCCATTTCAGCTCGTCCGGTGCATCCGACGGGACGGCCCACGTCCATCCCTTTTCGTTTGCCAGCTCCAGCGCGCGGGCATTTTTCAGGCCCGTCCTGCTGGTACCGCTCGCGTCATCGGAGTCCATCTCGCTGAGCATCGTGTGCCACTGGATGTAGTCTGCGACCTTGACGCCCTCTCCGCTGAGCGTTCTGGCATCATCGATCCACCCGTCTGCCGTTTTCTCCGGTACGACCTTCTCGGCCGAAAGCCCGTTTGCATAGGTATACAGGTTGTTGAGCATTTTTGTCTTGGTCTTGTCGTCCGCCTCGTTGTAGAGGTCAGACTTCAGCAGCGACCCGATCGCTCCGGAGACGATCTTGCTCCACTCCTTTTTGTACGTCTGCTTCTGGCTGTAGTCAAGCTGTTCTGTCACTTCCTCGCCGTTGTCATCGGTGTACTTGATGGCGTTCGGCACGGCTACCGGGAGCGCTCCGGTCCCGCCTGCAAGGTAGAGCCTTGTCAGTTCCTCCTTGTCCTCGTCGCTCATGTCCTCAGTTCGGTTGTCGAGCAGCACGCCGATGTCTGCCTTGATGTCCAGCACGGACGACTTGGAGAGCGCGTTCCGGTCGACCTCGTCCCAGATGTTGTCGTACTCTGCCATGAGCTCCGGCGCGACCCATCTCGGCAGGACCTGCACATACTTTTCGACGTTTTTGAGCGGCAGGCCCATGACCGTGGATGCCTCCAGCGCCAGATCCTTCAGCGCACCGGGCGCAAGCTCCCATTTGCCGTTTTTGAGAATCTTCGCCGCGCTGATCGCGCTCTCGGCCGTGTCTGTCAGCAGCTGCAGCGCGTTGACGTCCGGGCCGTACCACGTCTCATCAAAGGCGATGGACTCCACAAGACCCACAAGCTCCTCACCGGCGATGGAGATGCCCGCGAGTCCCTCTACCATGCCGAGCCCCAACTGTTTCATGACCTCGCCCCAGTTGAGTCCGTCCTCGTCCCACAGCTCATCTCTCCGCCGCAGCGCATTGATCATGACGCTGATGGAGGCGGACACAAACTGCGATGCGATCACGGCCGCGCCGGACCTTGCCAGCTGCTTCCGCGCTGCGATCATCGCTCTGCGGTTCTCGGCCGTCTTGTTCTGCATGTAGGCCGCTCGCGCACTCTGGTACTTGCCTTGCCCCTCACGGAGTAGGTTGAAGCTCTGGAAAGCGTCCGCGCGGAACATCGTCATGAATCGGCTGATATTGTTCGGGTTTGCGCGGGCGACGGCCGCACGCTCCAGAATGCTCGAGTTGGACTGCGTGTCCAGCACGACCTTGTTAAACAGCGTCGCGACCTTCGTCCAGTAGGCATCCGTCCCGCTGTTGATCTCCTCGGACGTGCCCGGCGTCAGCCCTGTCGTGCGGCTCACGTTCCGTTCGCAGGCCAGCATCAGGCGGCGCGTGATAAAGCTGTCCATCGCCTGCGCCCAGTTGTATCCGAGCGGCAGCTTCGTCACGAGCGCCTCGTTCGTGGTCAGGTCGTGCAGTTCCTGCGTCGCGTTGCCCTGATTGCGGTACCAGTAGACGGAGCTGTACTGTCCGAGCGTGTCCGTGCTGACCTTGCCCTTCATGCCCCGCAGCAGCCCCGCTGCGAGATCGCCGGGGCTGAGATATGCCATGGCCGTTGCATAGCTGCCCCACTGCTTGAGCATGGAGCTCGGGTTAAACGAGATCACCGCGCTCGCATACTGGCCGCGCAGCCAGCCGAAGAACCCGGAAAACGCGTCCATGTCCTTCCCGCTGCGCTGGAGGTCCCCGACGAGCTTTTCGATGTAGTTGATGGAGCTTTTACCCCACTTCCCGGCGATCACATTCCGCACGCTTTCTGCGCTCTGCGTGCGGATCGCGCCACCGCCCTCCTTGCTGCGGTCTCGTCCGAGCAGCCTGTCCGTCTGCGACAGCCGGACCTTCCCGGCGTTTTTGTAGTAGGTGCTGTTCATAACGGCGTTCAGGTCGCGGATCGGCAGCGCCAGACCGTAGTATTTGCTGACGGATTCCACGCTCCGCTGGAACGTCTGTGAGGCATCCTGCAGCAGTACAGGGTTCGCGCCCTTCCCGGTCCTCTGCTTCAGGAACCCGAGCCCGGTCAGCGAAATGTCGTTGCGCACCTGATCATTGTCCTGCACGGTAAACGCGCGGTCGGACTCGATCGGAAAATAGTTTTTGACCATGGCCTTCTCGTAGCCGTCCATGATCATGGATACCTCGTTGATCGCGTTTTTGGCCTGCCCGTCAAAATACTTGCTCAGGATCGCGGCAAACTGGATCTCCTGCGCCGTTGCGCCGCGCACGATGTCCCGCACTGCCTGCGGCGTCAGCGTTACAACGTCACCGCGCGCATATGCCTCCGAGATGTTGCCCTTCTTGTAGAGCGCCCGGTTCGGCACGCGCATGCCGCCCTCGGCAATGTGCCGCAGGTTGTCCTCGTTTTTGCTGTGCATGATCAGGGAGACGCGCATCATCGGGGTCATTGTCAGCTCATTGATCGCGCTCGCTGTGCCGTCCTTGATGACGGACGCACCACGCGGCGTGTCGACTGTGATCCACTGCGCATCCTTGCCGGTCGCGCTCTCGACCCATTTCTTGTTCGCCTTGTCCGCGAGGAATCCGTTAAAGAGGCCCTGCGCCCGCATCTCATACAGGCGGCGTTTCTCCTCTCCGCGTTCCAGCCCTTGCAACAGCTCGGCTGTCGCGCCGTCTTCCTTCCAGCCTCCCAGTTCCAGGAAAAAGCGCTTCGCGTCGGTCTGCATCAGGACAAAGTCTCTGGCCTTGCCTGCGTTGCTCCCCTTCGCGGCCTTTACTTCCTTTCGGACGTTCTCGGCCATTTCAGACACTGTCTCGCGGCGCACGGTCGCGAGCATCTGATTCTGATTTCGGATCTGCGTTGCTACCGCTGTAATGTCCTGCGCAAGCTGCCGCACCTCGTCCATGTCGTCCATGTTATCGATGCGCTTCTTGTCCAGTCTGGCCAGCCGGTCCTCTACGTCCTTATCGCGGATAAAATTCTCGCCCATGGCTTCCATGGCCTGCCGGTAGCTCAGCGCAAGCTCCTGCAGATTCTCGATACCGTCCGGCGTGATGCTTCTTGCCACGAGATCGATGTTGCCGATGACCTTCTGAATCGCTGCCCGCTGCTCCGCAGATGATTTGTTCGCCATGCGGCTCAGCTGCTTTGCGCTCTTGAGTAGCTTCTCGCGGGCGAGGCTCTCCATCTGCTGCTCCGTCCGGCTGCGCAGCCGGTTCTCGAAATACTGCTGCTGCGCCTGCAGGGACTTTGCCGACCGGGCCGCGAGCTTGACCTCGATGTTTGCCTTCTCACCAAACCGCTGCAGCTGGTCGTCCAGCACCTTTCCCAGCTCCTCGACCTTCTCGCGCATGCTCCAGCTGTAGTCGTCTGCATTCTGCCGGATCATGTCGCCGATTGTCATCTGCTTCCCGTAGCCTTCCGACGCCAGATTCACGATGTCGCGCAGCTGCTGCTGCGGGCTGCGAGTCGTGTCAAACATCTGGCCGAATTCCTTCTGCAGTTCGGCCGTCCAGCTCTGGATGCTGCGGTATCCGTCCTTGTAGGTAAAATAGATGCCGCTGTCATACGCGCTTTCCTTGATGTCGTCCCACTCCTCGCCAAACGCAGTCCGCACCTCGTCCGGCACTTGGATCCACTTTTCGCGCAGCCGCTGGCTGATCTCGCTTTCCCGGTTGTCGAGCATTTCCCGCTCCGTCCCCAGCTCAATCAGCGTGTCGAGCATCTTGTTGCGCAGTTCGTTTGTGATGGGGCCTTTCTGCCCCTCCTGATAGGCCTGCTCAGCAAGTTCTCGGATCTGGATCGTCGCCTGTGTGCGGTTTGCCTCCGGGACGTTAAAGCTCTCGATCAGCGCGTTCGTCAGGTCTCTCGTGGCCTGACGGGGCTTCTCCTTCTGGATCGCCTCTTTGGCTGCCTGATCCTGCTGGCGTTTTTTCTCCTCGCGGGCGGCGGTCTTCTTCTCCTGCAGTTCGTTTTTGTAGTCGAGGAGTTCTTGTCGGAGGCCCGTGATGCGCTCCTCGCTCTTCTCTGCCATCTCTCTGGTGAGCGTCCCACCCTGCTTTGCCTGCCGGAGCGCCGCCCGCTCAATGTCGATCTGCTTCTGCAGCTTGTCGACCTTACGCTGGAGCTTCGCTTCCGGCGTCTTCCGGGCCTCTGCGCGGCGCTGCTTTTCTGCCTCTCGCTTTGCCGCTGCGCGCTTGTTCTGCTCGGTCTTGATCATCTGCAGCATGTCTCCGAGGCGCTGGTTGCGGCTCTCAGCGTATTTCTGCACGCCCTCTGTCACGGCCTCGGCCGCCTCGTTGACTCGCATACCCTCCGACTCTGCCGTCATGGCCTGCTTGACCCGCTCGGTCTGCTTTTTCAGGGTGGCGTCGCTCATCTTGCTGATGGACTGTGCCAGCTCACCCTTTCCCTTTTTCAGGTACTCCTGCAGCTCTGCTTCTGCCTGTGCCTTGAGCGCGTCGCTGCGCGTCGCAGCCTCGGCCCTCTGCACCTGCATGTTCAGCTCATTTAGGTCGTCCGATACCGAGAAACTTGTCTTCTTCTCTAAAGCTTTTCGGAATGCTGCCGCGATATCGCTCTCGGCCGGTCCGCTTTCCGAAACTTTTTTATCGTATGCCCCGGATTCCCACTTGACATCTTCGAGAAAGTTTTGTATATTAGTCTGGAAGTCAGAGCTTCGCATGGCCACCGGGGAATTGGACCCCGGCCGCCCAGCATTTAAGCTCTGGCTTCTTTTTTTGTCCAGGTATAGCAGCCTGCCGTCTATTTGTGCGTCCTGCACATCTTGCGCCACACGCTCCCGTTCATATGCGGTTATGACTTTATTTACCTTTAGATTTTTCCCCTTCAGTCTACCTTGTGACTCAATTTCCTCTACGACTACTGCGTTTCCGCCGTTGATCTCTTGGTCTGTTACAAGCACCAATCGATTCAGCCGGCTTCCTTTTTCTCCCGGCTTGGAAACAAAAGCCGCAACAGGGTTTTCCGATTTTTCGAGGATTTCGAGCATTCCCTCTGCCCCGAGCCCGTGGTAATTTATGTTCTTGTCGTATCGGTTATCTACCTTTGCCTGCTCTTCGGTCACCATTGCGGCGTACGCTTTGCTCGCAGGCATTGTGACCTTTGCCGCATCGACACCGATCTCCCGTGTCAAAAAGTCTGATGTTTCCCCGATATAGATTTCGTCAGCTCCACGATACCTGTTTTCTGCCACGCGCTGAAGTTCGTCGAGCAGCCCATCTGCGATAGACAGCTTCCCGCTCCGCTCCTCCTGCGCATTCTGTGCCGTCTGGCCTCTTGCCCGGAGCGTCTCGATCTCCCCGCTGTTTTCCAGCGTTTTCTGCGCGGAGCGGATGCGCCGCTGCCCTCTGCGGATCCCTGCGTAGGCATCCGCAAAGACCTCCTCCATGTACCGGACCGCAAGCTCGTTCTCCTGCTCCTCCGTCATGTCCTCGGTAAATTCGCCGTAAATGCCGTCGTAGGCCTCTGCATAGTCAATCGCCATGCGCAGCATTTCCTCGCGGCCGTACTCCTGCATGAGCCGGTCGGCAAGGCGCTGCAGCAGCCCCGGCTGCGCCTCCACTGCGTCGTGGAAATCCTCGTGGCGGTAAATTCGCTCCATATCCCGGCGGCCGTCTATCTGCAAATAGATCTGCGTTCTGCCGTTGTCGCCGGTCTGGCGCACGCCTTCCACGCGCACGGTCCGGTTCCCGGACTCGACTGTGAGCGCGCCGGAGACAAACGTGACGTCCTGCCCCTTTGCAGCCGCTTCCACGACGATGCGGTTCATTTTTTCGGCGAGCGCGGCATCCGCCGCCTGCGTCGTGTCGATCTCGGCAGGGATAACGACGTGGATATTTTTCTCTGCTGTGCCGCCCTTTACTCCGATTTCCCTTGCGCTGACAGCCTCTCGACCGCCGCTAAGATCCGCTCGGCCGTTTTGCGTCTGCGTTCCTGCGCCTCCGGCGACTGGTCCTCCTGCGCCCTCTGCCACTGCTCCAGCTTGCTCTCCGGTACCCAGACCTGCATCCCGTTGCGCGCCGTCATCAAAAATTTCCGTTCTGCCATTGTTGTCAATCCCTTCTGTCGTGTTTTGAGTGGCCTGCTGCGCAGTGCTCGCCTCCGGTGCAGAGCGCACGATCTCCTGCAGCTGGATCTGGCGGTTCATGTAACTGCCGGGATCCGTCGCAGTTCCCTCCCGCACTTCTTCTTCGAGCTGCTGCATCACGCGCTGCGCCTGCTGCCCCAACTCATAACTGCTGTTCTCGCCGCGGTTCCACTCGGCGATCAGTCGGTCGGCCTCCTGCTCCGCTGCGGTCATGGCCTCCTCAACATTGTTGTTCTCCGCCTGTTCCGTTTCGGCCCGCTGCGTCTGGCTCTGTCCCTGCTGCGCCGTGCTATTCTGCCCGGCCTGCCACTCCTTCAGGCTGATTTTATCGCCGTTCTCCGTGGACGTCAAGACCTCATCGACCGTCAGCTTGCCTTTTGCGATCCGGCCCATGGTCTTTTCATCCACGCCGAGGGCGCGGATGCCCTCGCGGAACTCCTTGTAGCTCATCGGGTCTCCGGCCTGCAGGCGGCTCTCCAGCACGTCCGCAAATTCCGCAACGTCCGTCCCTTCTGCAAACACATTCTTCGCGGCGGACACCCATTCCAGCTGCGCCTCGAACGGCGTGAAGGCGATGTTTTGCTTCGCTTCGGCAAATGAGCCGCGGCTCTCCATCACGCCCGTCGTAATGAGCGTGGAGAGGGTCGTTTCGATGAACTCGTCCCACCCCGGCATTTCCGCTTCTTTGCCGGTGACGTAGTTGATAAACAGCGGCTCCAGATAGTTCTGCGTGTTTTCCTCGATAATCTCGTCGATCGAGCCGCCGATCAGGCTGCCCGCAAAGCGGAAGGCCACGCGCGCATAGCCGCGGCCCAGCCCGGAGATTGCCTCCTGCACGAAGTCGCCGATGCCGCTGCCCATGCTGAATCGGCTGATACCGCCGATGAGATACTCCAGCCCAGCCTCGCTCGCGCCGACGAGCGTCGAATAGGTAGACGCCTGCGCCTTGGTCATGCCCTGCTGCATGGCCTCGGTGTAGGCGTTTCCTTTTGCACCTGCAAACATGCTGGCCACGCCGGCCGCCTTGCCCGCCGCCTGTGCTGCTTCCGCGCTCAGGCCGACTGCGCCGCCGATGCCCTGCGTCGCCGCAGAGATCGCGACCATCGGCAGCATGTTGCCGATGCTGTTTGCCGCGCTGTAGAGGATTCTCTCCCCGTGGCTCGCGTTGGCGTTGATGATGTTTTCGGCGTAGTCCTCACCATAGAGCGGCAGCTGCTCGTCTTTGAACAATTGTTCGATTCCGCGTCCAAAGCGCCGCACGCCCTGGCTGAGCGAGAACATCGTCCGCTCGAACGTGTTGTCGAGCCCGGCCGCCTTTTCCGTGCCGCGCCGCAGCTCCAGCGTGTCGGACAGCATGTCGTAATACTGCTCCGCCGCCTTTTCGCCCTGCGTGTTGTAGAGGTAGGTAAAGATCTTTACCTCCTCGTCCGTCATAAACGTTTCCGAGCCGCGGGTCTCGAAATACGGCGAATGGTTGATTCCCCCGTAGATGGCCGTCGCGCGGCTCATTTGCGGCCGGTTCTCCTCGTTGCCGAGCTCCAGCACCTTCGGGTCTGCCTCCGACTTCTGCGCGAAATCCGGCTTCCTGACGATGTCGGCCTCTGTCTTTTGGACTTGATACACCTTGGCGTATCCCAGCTCCCGCGCAAGCTCAAGCGCCTTGCTGCTCTCCTCCTGCGCGAGCTTGTCCCACTGGTCGGCGGATCGCTTCAGCGAGGAGCCAAACCGGGTAGCATCCTCGCGGTCCTTCCCGGTCGCAGTGGTACTGCTGGCTTCCCGCTGCGCATCTCCGGTCTCCCGCAGATGCAGTGCCTTCTGTCGGTATTCCTCCGCGCGCTCCCGCGTGGTGTCATACTCCCGCTGCACCTTGTCAACGCTGCGGCCGCTCAAAAACTTTGCCCGATACCTTCCGGCCTCCGCAAAATCCAGCGGGGCCGTCGTGTTGACCGCCACATGCCGCTCCGCTTTCCCGCGGGCATCCTTTCGCACTTGCTTATAGGCGCTCTTCACCGCCGTGCTGTTGATCTGGCCAGCCTTGGCCTTTGCCTTTTCAACTGCTGCCGATCCGGCCTTGTTCAGATACTCCTGCGCGAGATTCCGGCGTGTGTCCGTTCGCTGCGGGTATCCTCCCTGTGTCCCTTTCTCTAGCCTTCTCAGCGCGACACCGGGCACATACTGCCCGACTGTCTGGTTAGCTTTGTTTATGATATTGTCGATCTGCTTGTCTGCCCGTTCAACAATAATGTCTGCCTGCCGCTTCTCCCCTTTCTTCTTTGCCTCTTCAGCGCGTTTCCGCCGATTCAAATACTCCTGTGCAAGATTTCTAGGCATATCCTACCTCCTGTATTAGCCCTCGCCGGTATATCCGAGCTCGATCAACAACGTGTTTAGCTCCTCCAGCGTCAATTCGTTGTTTTCGTAAGCACGATTCATGACGGACACAAGCGACGTCTTTGCCCTCTCTGCTTCATCCGCCGTTTTTGCATATCGCAGGGTCCTCTGGATGTCGAGATAATACTTTCTCGCGGTCGTGCCCAGCTCGTCCACGCTCAGATGGGGGATATCCTCGTCCACTCCGCCCGTCACGCCGCCCCCGCTTCCCGATCCGCTCCTGCCCCCGCTTCCGGAGCTGTACGAGCCGCCGCCGGATCTTCCGCCGGAGCCGCCGCTGTACCCGCCGCTCTGCGCCTGCACGCCCGCGAGGATGCGCTTCGCGTCCTCGCCGCTGATCCCGGCCTGTGCCAGCATCTCCGCGCTCGGCATCTGGCCCAGCTGCAGCATCGTCATGGCGAGGTTATAGGCGTTCTGGCGCTGCTGCTCGTTCTGGGTGTACTTGTCCAGCTCCTGCTGGTATCTCCACTGCTCGCGCTGCCAGTCGGCGTCCTGCTGCGCCTGCATCTTCTGCCAGTTCTGGTAGCTCTGGTCCGTCGTCGGCGTCCCCACGCCCACGCCCAGCACGCTCGACACCTGATCGTCCGCATATCCGAGCTGCTGCCAGCGGTTGAGCGCCTCATTGATGCGCAGGCTGTAGTCGCTCTGCGCGGCGCTGCCCGCGTTCATGAGGGCCGATAGGTAATTGTACTGATCCTGCCGGGCCGTCTGCTTTTCGTTGTACCAGCGGTTGTATGCCTGCTGCTCCAGCTCGGGTACCTTGTCGGCCAGCTGCGCCTTGTAGTTGTCGGCCGCCTGACTGGCCGCCGCAATGGCCTGCGTGGAGGCAAGGCCGCCCGTCTGCTTGGCGTAGGCCCCCAGCGTGTCGCGCATCGTCCGGTCACCCTCGCGCAGGTAGGTCTTGCGGTACTCCTGCATGGCCGTGTCGTTTTCGGGGTCCCATTTGTAGGCCCCGCCGCTGTTTTCCTGCAGGCGCTTGATCGCAGCGTCCAGCTCCTCCTGGTATGGGTTCTTCCATCCGGTGTTTGCTCCGGCTCCCTGCAGGTAATTTGCGTACTGGTTCGTCTGCGCCCACTGGTTCAGGCCCTCGCCCGCGATCTTCTCATTGCGCATCTGCTCATAGATCGCGGCCTGCGCATAGTTGCCCTTCGATGCCGCGTCGTCCATCAGCTTTTTGTAGTCCGTATCCTTGTTATATCCGTACTGCATGGCCCCTCCTTACTGCATGCCCTGCTGCATTCCCATCTGCTTCTGCATGGCCTGCTGCGACTGCATGGCCATCGCCTGCGCCTGCTGCTGCGCAGCCTGCTCCTCGAGCAGCTTTTTGATCGTCCCCGCGCCGGGGTAATTTTGCATTTCCATTTGCGACCAGTATCGGATCAGCGTCTGCGGCTCACTCGGGTTGCCGTAAGCGCCGCTCTGCAGGTGCTGCGTGATCTCCTGCCACATGGCCTCGCGGTTTGCGGCAAGCCCGGACGCGTTGTCGCAGCTGAAGCGGAACTGATCGTTCCAGTACAGCTCCCCCGCCTCGTCGCACTCCAGAAACGCCCACGAGTTCCATTCCGTGTCCATCTCATTCTTGCCGTGCATCTTCCGCCGCTCCTCGCAGTAGGCGAGCTTGTTGCGGAAGAGCCGCTCGAAGATCTCGGCCCATGCGGCCTTTTTCATGATCTTTTTGCTCTCAATGCGGCCTGCCGCCTGCGCGGCGGAAAACTCCTTGGCCTTGCCGGACGTCGCCGTCGTGTCCGTCCGGCCCTGGAACGAGTCCGTGATGCCAAGGATCCGGCGGCTCTCCTCGTAGACGTGATTGAGGTACGCATACGGCCACTCGAGGTCGCCGGTAAAATCAAACTGCTTTACCTGCGCCAGATCGGACTGCGGCATGTACCACAGCTCCTGATCCTGACCGTCCATGCGGAGGCCGGGATTGTCCGGCATCGCGATCTTCGTACCCCATTTCGAGATGCGCGTGATCATCTTCCGGCTCAGATGGTTGACCGTGTTCTGCTGGTCGCGGATCTTGTCGCAGTCGCTTTCGCCCAAAAACGTGCCCCACGCGGTAACGTTCCGCTGCAGCACGACGGGGTAGATGTTTGGCCGGTAGTACGGGACCCAGTATTCCGTTTCTGCCTGCGTCTGCGTGTTGTACGGAGGCAGCGTCTCAGGCTCCAGAATCGTCTCTGCGCCGTTTTCTGCATCCGGTATCAAACTACCCGCTGCATTTACGGCTGTTTCGTCCGGCGTAAACTCCGGCTCTGCCGCAGCCGGTTCCGGTGCAGCCATCCCCTGCAGACGGTTCAGCACATCCTCACGGACGCCCTTCTCGCGCAGGTCGGCGATGGTCATCCAGCGTCCTTCCTCGTCCGTTTCCTCCCAGCTTCGCGCGCCGCAGTAGGCGCAGGCGTCCTTTCTCCGCCGCTCCGGCGGCAGCCCCTGCGGATACTCACCGTTTACGGTCGGGCCGACCATCTTCCAGTTTGCCGAGTCCGCCTCTGTCTGTCCGCACTTTTTGCAGCGGCGCAGGCGGCGGCTCTGGCAGTCCTCCAGCTCCTCGCAGACCGTGTCGCCCACCCAGACGATGCGTCCGACGCCGCCGTGCTCGTTGCGGTAGTAGGCTGTCTCCAGCGTGACGAGGTCCTCGGCCGTGCTGGCCTCCTCGCCGCGCAGGCTGGCGTCCTCCTCCGTCTCGTCCGAGACGTCCACGCCGTACCGGCGCTTGACGTAGCCCTTGGTCTGCGGCATGCGGATAAACATGTAGTCCATGTCCTCCGGCTCCTCTACGCCGTCCTGCGGGATGTAGCGCTTGGGATGCAGCACCGTGATGCTGTTCTCGCCGACGGTCGTGTGCGTCCGCTGCGCGCTGTCCCACTCCACGAGATACAGCACGCCGCCCTGCACCTTGCAGGTGCGCTCTGCGCGGTCGTTGATGCGCTCCGCCGGCAGCCGGTCGAGCTCGTCCAGGAGCATAGCCTCGATCATCTTGCCGAGCAGGTTGTCCTGCTGTCGGCTCGGCGTTACCTTCCCGGTCGGCATACTGTTGTCGATCTCCGATTCGATGTTTTCGCTTGTGATGTTCCAAACGTGCGGCGTTTCCGTCGGCTCGTCGATCCCGTTTTCTACCAGCGGCCGCAGCGCGTGGCCGCCCTTGTACTGCACCTCGCGCGCGTCCATCTTGTCAAGCTCCCCGGCGTAGGCCTGCAGGTTTCGGTCCAGCTTATCCTGCCACTTGTGCAGGGTCTTTTTTGCGTTGTCCATGTGTCCTCCTTAATGCAGCGCACTGCCGACGTAGTATTCAATGGCGAGGCTGTGCAGCGCCCACTCTCCCGTCGCCTCGATGCGGAGCCGGAAATGGTCGCACCGGTGCGGCACGACCGGCAGGTAATAGCTCCGCTTGCCCGCTGCGGTCAGCGTTGCCACGCTTTTCCACGTCCCGCTGCTGTCGTACTGGATCTTGACGGTCACGCTCGCGCCCATCAGGCTCAGCCGCAGCAGCAGCTTGCTCACGGCTTTCCGGTTGGGCGACTCCATCGTAAAGTCCGCAAACTCCACAAAGCTCTCCACGGCCGCCGTGTTTTCCCGGCCGCCCGGCCCCTTGAGCGTCGTCAGCGCCTTGCCGGTCGTCATTGCGATGATGGACGGCAGCAGCGTCTCCGCGCCCTCCGTCAGCGCCATGCTGTCGATGTCGGGGCTGTCCTCCACGGTCCAGATGCCGCGCAGCCCGTCGTAGTGGTATAGTCTCTGCGGCGCCGCGCCCGGCTTTTTGAGCTGGATGTAGTAGTCCGTTCCGTCGCTCTGTGCGAGGCCGCCTCTGTACTCATCCGGCCCAAAAACCTGCTGCAGATCCTGCGGGTAATCTCCGTCGTAGGCCATCATGCCCTGCGGCGAGTAGTAAAACAGCAGCCCGCCCGCTGCGCCGAGGCTGTTCTGCATGCCGTGCGCCACGCCCGGCGCAAGGATCTCGCTCGTCTGGAATGTCGTGGCGTCCGTCCCGTAGATCCGCAGGATGTATCCCTCGCGGAAAAACGTGGGGTAATGCCAGCCGACGCCTCCCGTGATCTCGCCGCGGGTCTGCAGCTCCACGTACCAGCTGTCCGTGCTCAGCCCGTCAAAGACGTAAAAATTCGTCGGATCGCCGAGCGCGCTGGCAAAGATCTCCTTCTTGTCCGCGCCCCACAGGCGGTTTTCGAACTCAAAGCACACGTCCATGTCCGGCACGCTGCGGCGCAGGGTGATCGTCCCCGTCTCGCTGTACGAGGTCTGCTTCTCTCCGCTGGCGCTCAGCGGAATCTTAAAGCAATAATCCGAAAAGATGAGGCTCTTTGAGCCGATCTCGCGGATGATCGCGATCTTGTTGTTGTCCGGCTCCGTGGTCAGGCCGTCGATCTCCACGGCGTCTCCGGCCTGAAATCCCGCCTTTTCAAAATTGGCCGATGCCGGGGAATTGATCGTCAGCGTGTTGGCCGTGGCGGCGGCTCCGTAGATCGTCCCGTCCGAGATCGTGATCTTGGTCGCCGTCAGCTCCGCCTCCATGCTCACGACCCACGCGCCCATGCTGCTGTCCCACTCGTCGCCGGTCCACACAAAGAGCGACCATTTTGGGTTCTGCGGATCCTTCGGATTGGTGTTGATGACGTATGCCGTTCCCTTTTCGGCGCTCGTCGGCAGGGCTGCCGGATTGTCTGCCTTCCCCTTGACGGTGTATTTTGCCTGCACCAGCTTTTTCGCGGGCATCAGCACGAAGCGGTCCCCAAAGCGCACGAATTTTGTCTCTCCCGTCCCGACGTATGCTGCCTTGAGGTTGAGCAGCGCCCACTTGTACCACAGCCAGCCGTCCGCATCGACGTACCACATCGCGTGGTTATCGAAAAACATTTCCGTTGCGCCGGTCAGCGTCCCGCCGTTCCGCCGCTTATCTCGAGAGCGCAGCAGGGGATAGTCCCGCGCGCTCATATTTTCCATGTCATAGATCTCTCCGTCCCCGGCGTTCGGGTGGTGCCGCAGACCGCCGAACTGCACCTGCTGCGACCGCGTGATCCCGGAGCTATAGGCCATGCCCGGCAGTCTACCCATTCTGTCTCCCCCGTTCCAGCCGCTTTTTCGCGGCCTGCATCTTTCGCTCCGCCATGGCTGCCCGGTCGCCGGTGATCGCGTCCATTTCGTTTTCGATCTCGCAAAACAGATATTCGAGTCCCGCCATCAGCTTGCGGTGCCATCGGTTGAGCGCGGCCGTGTCAGCCGCGGCGTTGCCGGTCAGCTCCGGCGGCTCTCCCGCCAGCTGTCGGATATTTTGCAGCATATTTCCCTCCTATTTCAGAATGGGTTGCCCCATTTGCCGATCAGATAGGCCCGCTCCGTGGCGTCGGCCGATCTGTAATCCTCCCATTGATCTTTATCCCATTTGACGCGCTTGTGCCGCGTCTCCACGGTCGCCCGCTGCTGCTGGCGCACATAGTAGGTGATCGCCAGCGCCATCACGCAGTCGTCGTGCGCGCCCTCGACCGCCTCCGGCCGTCCCTTGCTGTTTCGGGCAAAGGTGAGCATCTCGTTGAGACAATCCTCATCGTCGATCAGCTCCGGATGCTCACGCATGATCCCCTGCAGCTCCGCGATGATGACCGGCCGCGTCAGACGGTCCGTCTTAAAGCCGAGCGCCTCGCGCACCACATGCGTCAGGCTGTCCTCGACCTGCCGCACGAACTGCCGCGGATACCGCAGCCGTGAAAGCTCCTTGATCGGATGCGTCGAAAAGTTGGCCTCGATGCCGACGAGCGCCTGATTGTACCACATGCCGAGGCACCATACCTCGCGGGCAAACAGATCCTCGTCGGTCCTCGTGCGGTACTTTGCCACGAGCCGCCCCGTGCTGTTATCGATGACACACGCAACAAACCAGTCCGATCCCTCTCCCGCCGTGTCCGCCCCGATGACGTAGGGATGCCCTGCCTGCGGCTCCTCCCAGACGAGCGTCTCGCCGTCTTCCGCGTCCGTAAACGCGGCGTCCGTGATTGCGGTCTCGTCGTAGCGGTAGGCAAATCTCCCGCGCCGGATCGGCTTTTTGCAGTGCAGCAGCCGCTCCATCAGGATATCGCGCCGGAAGATCGTCTGGCTCAGCACGCCCCACTGCCCGAGGCAGTACACCTGATAGTAATAGGGGTCCGTCTCGCGGAACGCCTCCAGCGTCAGGCGGTCCTCCTCCGGCAGAAAGCGGTTGTCCTTGTAGGTCGTCCGGCTCGTCACGACGCGCGCATCCTCACGGTCGAAAAACCGCTTTTTGAGCCAGTGCGTGATGGAGATCGGGTTGAACGAGATGATGATCTGCTTGTAATACTTTCTCTCGCCGCGGAGGCGGATGTCCAGCTGATTAAAGTCTCCCTCCAGCAGCTCGCTCGCCTCCTCGATCCAGATGCCGGAGATATCGTGGATGGATTTTAGCTTTTCCACGTCGTCCAGTCCTGCAAACAGGATCTCGCTCCCGTTGGTAAACGTGATGTACATGTCGCCGCTTTTGCCTCGCGGGATCATCTTGACGGCCGGTCCGTAGTACTGCATGGCCTGCGCCTTGAGCTGGTCAAAGCAGCTCTCGCGCAGCGTCTTGGCGACCTTGCGGACCACAAGCATCCTGTGCCCCGGCTCCGTCGCGCAGCGCTCGAGCACCTTGCGGCCCGCGAAGATCGATTTCCCGCTGCCGCCGCCGCCCATCAGGATCAGGTGCCGGTGATGGTCAAAAAACAGGGGCAGGAAAACGGCGTTGTTGCTCTCGCACAGCTGCTTGTACCACAGCGCAGCCTGCAGCGCCTTGTCGTCCATTTTCCTGCCCCCTCTTTACTTAGTTACGCTCCATCAGGAGAGCGTGCTGCCGAAGGCGACGCCGCCCACCGCGAAAGCGCGATAGTCGTAGAAGCCGCCCGTGAATCGGGCGTTGCCCTTCCATACGTTCGCGTCGTTCTCGGCGATCTCGCTGCGCACGGTCAGCGGCTTGCGGTCGACATCCACGGCGCCGTAGTAGCGCTTGTTGTACGACAGATCGGCGAGGATCCACGGGTAGCCGCTCGTCCCCATGTAGGCGTTGAGGTACGGCGCGATGATCACGTTCCAGTTGCCGAACTGGTAATTGAACTTGTTGCTCGCGGCCGTGCCGGTGTCGTGGAACGCACCCAGCACGCCGAAAACGTCGGCCTTGGCCTTGGCGTCGTTCGGAATGATGATGGTGTCCGGCTCAAGGCCCGCGGGCTCGCCGCTGTCGGTCTTGAGATTTTGCATTGCCGTCGCCACGAGGCCGAGGTTAGTCTCAGAGAACGCGTTGGAGAATGCGTTGCTCTGCGTCTTGCCGGTGCGCTTGATCTTATGCGACTGCGAAAACAGCTTCACGTCGTCCTTGGTCTTCGTCGAGAAGGTCTCGACGCCGAGCTGCATCGTGTCGTTGTTCTGCAGCGCCGTGCCGAGCAGGCCCCAGAAAAACTTGGAGCGTGCGCGCCAGTAGTCGTCCAGGAACTGGATCGGCTGCCCCTTGAGCACGCTGTCGAGCTTGTCCTCCATCATCTCCATGGAGATGGAAAAACTGCCCTTCCAGGTGACGGGGCGGAAGGTCTTGAAATAGCCCTCCTCGATGCCGCCCTGCGGATATGCGCCGTTCTCTCCGACCGGCTCGAAACTGTTGCTGCCGGTCAGCCCGCCGAGCGTGGTGCTCGCCGTCGTGATCGGCATGTTTACGAAGAGATCCTGCAGCGCATTGCCCTCCTTCTGCATCCACGCCTCATACTCTCTCTCCAAGAGCATGCGCAGTGGAGACTGCAGCTCGCCAAAGAGCGAGTTGGTCACGTTGCTGGACTCCGAAACGATAATTCCTGCCAAATATTTCCCCTCCTGTCTCTGTTAGCCCGTGCTCGTCACCGTGCCCGGGCGGATAAATCTGCCGCGGACCGTGTCGCCGATCTCGGTGCCCTTGAATGCCACGACCTCAAAGACGCCGTTGGTCGTGGTCGCCGTGGCCTTGGAGCCGGTCGTGTCGATCGTCACCATCTGGCCGACGGCCGCGGCGGTGTTGGCCGCACTCCACTCCGTCTCAAAGATCGTCTCCTCGTGCACGCGGATGCAGGGGATCACGTCCCCGGCAGCCACCGTGCCGCCGTACATGCTGATATAGTCCGGCCGCGTTGCGCCGGTGCACTTTGCAAGCTTGCCGCTCGTGAGCGTCAGCGCCATGCCGACGGTGCATGCCCCGATGGCGGATGCCTCGAGGTATTCCCACGGCTCGGGCTGCCCGTCGCGGTAGCTCTGCGGTAAAAATGCCATTTGTCCTCCTTCCGGCCGTTATCCGGCCTTGTGTGTCTTGTTGTAATGTGCGGAGATCTCCGCATCCGTCGCATTGGGGTTGAGTGCCTTATAAAAGGCCTTGACCCCTGCCGGGACGGGTGCCGGGGTGTCTCCGGTCGTCTGCCGTGTCCGCTGCTGATGCTGCAGCCCGGCCGCAGCGTTTCTCGCTGCCTGTTCTCCCGCCGCGCGCTGGCCGCGCTGCAGGGCATCAAAGTTGGCCAGCCGGTATGCGTCGACGTAGTTATTGCCTCGGCGTACCGCATCGGCAAATTTGGAGCCGGTCTCCATCGCCATGATGTCGTCCAGCGACTTGATGGCGGGATTCATCCGGCGGATCTCCGCCAGCTCCGTCTCGCGGCGCTGCGAAAACTCCTGCGCTCCGGCTCTCTGCTCGGCTGCCTCGGCGCGCTGCTGCGCCTCCTTGGCTCCGCTGAGGATCTGCTGGATCTCCGGCGACTGCATCAGGGCCTGCTGCAGCCCCTCCGGTGTCAGCCGTCCTGCCTTGAGGTCGTTTGCCAGCTTGGCGTTGGCCGTGGCGGCCTGGAATGCTTTCCAGTCCTCCATGTTTTCCACGGTCTTGCCCGTAAACGGGTCCTTGATCCCGGCCTTGCCAAAGACCTCTTTCTCCCACTTTTCCCGCTCGGACGCCAGTGCGGCGTCGATCGCCTCCCTCTGCTCCCGCTCTCTGCGGGCCGCAGCCTGCTGGCGGCGGGTCTCCTTGTCCTGCGGCTGCTGCGCCTCCCCCTGCGGAGCGTCCCCCGCGTCCGGCTGCGTCTCTGCCGCGTGATCTTCCGCTTCTTCGGTTTCTGCAGGTTCGGCGATCTCCTGCCCGTTTTCGCCTGCCGGAGTCTCGTCAGCGTCAGGGGCGGCGGCTCCCTGCTCGTTTGCGCCTTCTTCGGGCTGCGGCAGCCCAAACTTCTGATACCAATCCATTGTGTCCCCTCCTGCCCCTCAGGGCGTCACTTGTTGCTGCCCGCGTTGCCGCTGAGCTTCTTGCCTGCCGTCATGCGCAGGTCCGTGCCGGTGTGGATCCGGCTCTGATCCGCCGTCGGCTTTTTGGCAAAAGGCGCCTTGACGTACTGCTGTCCGCCGTGGCCGATCTTTCCCGCGTAGCCGTCTCTGCTGTCTGCCATGCTGTCCCCTCCTCTCACCGGTTTTGGCCATTTTACCCCAAAAGCCGTGTTAGTTACCGTCAACTTGTACTGCCGCGTAAGCGTGCAAAAAGAGCGCCCCGCGGTTTCCCGCAGGGCGCCCTCTTTCCGGCCTTATTCCGTTTTTTCTTCCGGCAGACCCGCCACGCTGGTCAGCAGGCTGAGCACGCCCGCCAGCGCGGAAGCGCTTGCCACAACGGCCCAGTTGACCTCGCCGAGCACGGCGCTCGTGCCGATCGTCGCCACGGCCGTCTGCGCCACCGTCTTCACGGCGCGGATCGCGGCGGCCTTGAGCCACTTTTTCCAGTTCCTCATGGTTTTCCCCTCCTCATTTGATGCCCATCCGCGCCAGCAGCCACGCGACGACCGCGCCGACTGCCACGAGGATGATCTTTTCCACGACCTTCTCCCAGCGCTTTCCGGGCGCTGCCTGCAGTGCCTCGATGCTCTTGCGCACCGCCTTGATGTCCTCGCCGCTCTTGGCCACGTCCCTCCGGATCGTCTGCTGCTCCTGTGCCATCACGGCCACGCTCGTGGCCAGCTTGTTTAACGCCTTTTGATCCTGCTCCAGTTCGTCGATCCGGTGCGTGTTGCTCTTGCTGCGCTGCTCCGTTTCCGTCAGCTTTTGGATCAGCTCATCCTGCGTCACCGCCTCACCGCCTCTCCAGATACTCGAGCTTTGCGTACCCGGTCGCGCCCGCTGCGTCTATAACGTACAGCCACTCCCCGGTGTGGTACCCGTAGCAGCTGCACCTGCTGCCGTCCGGCATCACGCGGAGGCTCACGTACTGCGTGCCCGGCCCCTTGCGCAGGTTGAGCCCGCCGTTTGCCCGAACGGCGTAGCCGCGCCGGTATCCGGCCGTGTACTGCTTCGGTGGCTGCACCTTGTTGTCGGGTATGACTGTCGTGCCGCCGGAATACACCGCCTTGCCGCCGGGTCCGTACACGCTGTAGCCCGTCGGGCAGGCCGCGATCGCGTTGCTGAGATCGCTGTATGCCCCGATCTGGCTGGCTGCGTCGCCCCAGCTCTTGCGGATGCGGTATAGCTCCTTCGGCGTCGGCTCCGGCGCGGGCTGCGGCTTGCCCGCCAGCAGCTCCGCCACGCGCCGCCGCAGCATCCCCATCGTGTAGCCGTGCCGCGGCCACCAGTTGTCCGGGTCGTTGTGATCGGAACCGTATCCCCGCTGCCCGGCCTCGTTGTGGCTGACGATCTCCGTGATCGTGGGATAGGCCCGCATCAGGTGCGCGCACAGCTCGGCCGCCAATTCAAACGTGTCACGGCAGTAGGCCGCGTCTCTGTGGTCGTCCTCGCAGATCTCAAACTGGATCGAGCAGTCGTTGTAACTGCCCTTGCGCCCGGAACCGACGCCCCAGCACCGCATCTTCCACGGCAGCGTCTGACATACCGCGAGGCTGCCGTCGGCCAGCCTGCCGAGAAAGGCGTGCACGCAGACGTACAGGCCTTCCCGATTCCAGTCATTCCCATACCGGTTTTCGCCGAGGACGGCTTTCGTTTCGGCTGCCGTCAGCTTGCGCTCCGACGGCAGATACTGCATCAGCCCGGCCGTCTGCCCCGGCGCGGGCTGCACGTACCGGCTGATGCTCGTGTTGTTTGCCGCCGTGCTGTGCACCACGATCTTGGTCGGCGTCATAAACCTTCCGCGCTGGTAGCACTCGTTGGCCACCAGCAGGCACTGATACTGCTGCATGTTATCCCCCCTTAGAGCTTGCTTGTCCCTTCGACGCCGCGCTGCACGCGGCCCTCCGTTCGCTTGCGCAGCCAGAGGAGCGCTTCTTCCAGCTTCGTGATGGCGATCTGGTTTTCGCGGCACGCATACGGGCTGCGCTGGAAACATTCGAGCCGCTCCACGACCATGTTGATCAGATCCTCGTTGTTGACGCCGTTGATTCCGCACTCATGCACAGGCCCCTCCTGGAAATGGATTTTGCAGACGAGCGCATCATCCTCGACGCGGCGCACCTCGAAGTTGTGCGGCGCGTTGTACTTGTAGTCTTCTTCTACCATCACACGCGTGAATTTTGCCCTGAGCAGGTCTCTTTTAAGTTCCTTCATGTTTTGCCTCCCTTTCCGGCGCTAAAGCGCCTCAAAATAGTACTCGTCCGTCAGGCTCAACGCCTGCCCGGACCGGATCGCGATATACCGCCGTATCCCGTCGGTATACCGCATCCCCTCCTCGATCCACATTCCCGGTTCAAAATAGATCATGCTTGGCCCTCCTATCACTTCGGCGTCAACGTCGCCGTGAGATTTGCTGCAGTGCCCTTGACGCAGAATTTTATCCACCGTTTATCAAGCGACGCCAGGTCAACCGTAAATCCGGTTTTGTCCGCGTCCAGCGTAATTGGCCCTATGGTCCCGGTTTTATCGGTAATGTAGTCCGAGTGACTATACGCCGTCCCAGCTGCGTTGGTATACATGCTCCACGCGCTATCACCACCGTTCGGCGTCGTGCTCCAATCGTTCCCCTTGCAGTTTACCGCACCCGTTACGCGGATGATCGCCCCATTGGGATATGTCTGCTTGGATACATCGATTGGCGCATTGTGTCCCACTGTTACATAACCTTCCGCGGCTTTTTCGGTGCCGGACCCCGTGCTAAGCCTGATGTTATCAATTGCGCCATATGTCGCGATCAGGTCGATAGCAGCAGCCTTGACAGTCAGGTTGTAACTCGCCGTATGGCCGCCGTCTACCGTCGTGGCGGTAATCACTGCGGTTCCTGCTGCAAGTGCCGTCACGACGCCGTTTGCGACGCTGGCCACCGTCGGCGCAGAGCTGCTCCACGTTACGGCCGGGTTCGTCGCATCGCTTGGCTGTACAGTCGCTACCAGCGTAACGCTGCCGCCTACGGTCAGCTCTCCTTGCGACGCATCCAGCGAGACGCCCGTTACCGGCACGGTCTGCACCCCGGTAAAAATCTCCCGGTCATATCCCGCTCCATAGCAAAAGCTGTAGATTTTTTCCTCGCTCGGATTGCAGACGTTGACCACAAAAGCTGTGTCCTTGGCGGAGTTCGCAGTCTTGTTGTAGGTCGTCGTCTCGCCGAACTCGATGCCGTAATATTCTGTGCTTCCGTTTTGCCCGTACTCATTGTTGCGAGCAAAGCACATATTCGGCGTTGCGACACGCCAGACGTTGTACTCCGTCCCCACACCGCCGGAAATGCTGTTGAGCTTTGCTGCCTTAAAGCCGTGCACATGCCCATGCACTGCGGCGAGGATCTTCGCAGCGTTGCTCCCTGTAAAACTGACGGTATTCCCGCTGCTGACGGCGATACTCCCGCCGTCCACATACGCCTTGACAATGTTGCTCATGATGCAGACCGCGCCCCAGTCAAGGGGATGATGGGACAGGATCAGCACATTCCATCCGGTCTTTGCCCCTACGGCCTTCAGCGTGTTCGCAAACCACAGCTTCTGCGCGTCGGATACGTATTCCTTTTCCGTCGCCTCGGCGGTGTTGAGGCAGATCACGCGGAGTTTCTTGCTCTCGAAATCCCGGTAGCAGTAGCCCTCCGTCGTGCTGCCCATGGTCGCGCCGGTGTTATACGCGCCGACAAGCCCGTAAAGCTCCGCCGCAGACAGCACGGTCCCGTTCTGAGCCTTACTGTACTGCAAACTGTCGTGATTTCCGAGCGTCCGGAACTGCGGAATGCCCTTGAATGCCTCGTCAATGTCTGCGTTGATCTCTTTGATGTGCTGACGCCCCTCAGCGAGAGTCGTTGTCGAGCTGCCCGCCGTGTAGTCCCCGAGATAGCACGCAAAGTCGATATTCGGGATCATGTAGGCAAGGGCTTTCGCCGCCATCCCCGCGTGGAGATTGCCGGTTACGATGCTGTCGCTTGTATCCAACTGATGCGCGTCGGAAGCTGCCAAAAAAACAATGCTCTCGGGCGTCCGCACCGCGGCAACTTTTTGAGCAACTGCGAGTGCGGCTGTCTTGATGTAGTCCGGGATATCCGCGTGCTGGATAGCGTCTGCGGCGCTCGCCTCCACCTCCACGACCTTGCCCCCATACGTCGCAAACTTTCCATCCTTTATCAGCACTTTAACCGCCATCGCTTACCACCTCGACGTAGAGTCCCACCAGCTCGCTCAGCGCATGGTATACGGGGTTCCCTGTATCGCGCGTGCACCGGTACAGCACGCCGCCCTGCGTGTAATACTTTCCGGCGTAGAGCTCCATGTTACCCTCGTAGGGGATCGGGTCGTACTTTGTCCCGTCGTGCTCCTCGTCGATGCGTGCGTACAGGCTTTCCGTGCCCGCTGCGCCCGGCACCCACGTTGACTGCGACGTGTGCACCTGCAGCACCTTGTAGAGCTTGCCGCCGGATACCAGCTTGTCTCCCGCCGCGTAGTCCTTGCCGCTCTCCCACGCCGGATAAAACACGATCATCCGCAGCGCCGTCTGATCGTCCACCACCAGCGTGTTGATCTGCTGTTTAATAAGCATTGCACTAACCTCATCAACTGTGAGGGGCCTGTGCTTCTCCGCTGCTTCGTATCGAAGCTTTGCTTCTTCCATTTTCGCGATTTCTTCCGCCGTCATGTCACGGATCACGCCGTTTTCGTAAATTTTCATCGTTTGATCCTCGCTTCACTTCAGATACCAGATTTTTACCGTTGTCCCGGCCGATACCACATTCCCGGTTTGCAGCCCATACCCAAATAACGTGATAGATGTCGGATCGACTTGTTCCAAAGCACTCGTTTTTGACGCAGCAGCAGCTGCAGTATAGCCGGAGTTTCCCTGTTTGGCATAACTCGATGCTACAGAGAAAAAATGTTTATCCCCCGGCCTGCTAACATGTGCCCATTTACGCCCTTGGGCTGAGTATATATAAAAGCTGCTCGTTGCTGCGTTGAAACTTTCCGCTTTACCCGCCATAACATTGTAATTCTGTTCTGAATCATCCGCAGTTTTACGGTATACAGGTTTGCTCCCTTCCTCAATCAGGATACATAATTCTCGCCAATCCTCCGGCAGCCCGTCCAGTTGGACGTATGCGACGTCCTCCGGTATAGTCGTACTCGTGTGCAGCGTCCAGCTCGATCCGCCTCCGGCTCCGACCACCTGGTACACGCCCCGGTAGTCGCTCGTCGACAGTCCGTATATCGCGAGGCCATCGCTGACCCACGATACCTGATTGAGCGGGTTTACTGTCCCGTTTGTGATCACAAGCATATCGTTAACTGCGATCCCGGCGTCCTGGATCGTCACCGTGCCGGTATACAGCTCCGTGCTGTCGCCGGAGCCGAAGCACATCCACACCACACCGTTTTCCGGCAAATCCGCCGCCGGGATGCCAATGTATCCGCCCACGGCGCTCATCGCCTTCAGCGCCCCGCCGGATCCGGAAGACCCGCCCGCCGGAATGTTTACCGTCAGAGCCTCAGAGCCATCGTAAGTCCCCGTCGCCGCGCCCGTAAACGTCAGCGCTTTGGGGTTTTTGAGGCTCGTCGGCAGTTTGCTGCCCCACGCTGCATTGCCGTCCGCGCCGACCTGCAGCAGTTTCCCGGCGTCTGCTGCCGCGCTATCTGGCAGCAGTTTGAGCAGCTCCTTTTGCGCTGCCATATACGCCGCCACCCACACCGTATCCGGGATGTACCCGATCAGATCCGCGTCTCCGGTGTAGGTCTTGATGAGCTTTTCGATTGTCCACGCCTCATCCCCGGCGTAAACTGGAATCGTACCCGCAGCGGCATCCCCTATCTGTGCGGCAAGATTCCCAAGCACCGGCGGCAGATCGCCGCCGGGCGGCGGGTCTGCGAGTGTAAACTCCAGCCCGTCTGCCGTTACCTTGCCCGCGATCTCCGTCTTGTCGGCCTCTGTCAGCGCGTAGTCGGCTCCGGGGTCGCCCTTGGCTCCGGGATCGCCCTTGGCTCCGGGATCTCCCTTGGCTCCCTTGGCCGCGCACAGTTCCCACAGCTCGTCTACACCCGGCTCGTCTCCGGCCGTGCTGTCGGCATCGTCTGTCCAGACGTAGCAGCTGCCGTTGTGCTCCACGGCATCAAGATGCGCATAAGTCGCTGCTGCATCCCACGCCCCGCGCCAGTGAAAGGGCTTGCCGTTCTTGCCAGGCTCTCCCGCTGCGCCCTTGAGGCTGGCCAGCCACTCGGCCTCCGTGCCGGTGTAGCCGTGCGCCTTGGCGATCCCGTAGGCGCTCAGGTAATAGCCCTGCTCCACGGCCCTGCCGTAGACCGGCCGGATGCACTTGGCAATGTGCCGCGCCAGATCGTTCCACGCGGTGTTGTACCGCTGCATCGTGTTGGTGTAGCGCTCGTACTCGCCGTTTGCAAAGTCAACCTGCGCCTCCATCCACAGCAGATAGATCCCGTCGTATGGATACGGCGCGGCCAGCGCCTCGGTCGGCGTCGCCGCATACGGCGTGATCTCGCTTAAGGCCAGCAAAAAGATCTCGTGTAGGATCTGCCCCTCCACTTGGTTGAGCCAGTCCAGCAGGATCGTGTCGTCGATCTCCGCCGGGACCGGCTTGAGCTTGCGCAGCCGCTCAAACAGTACCGTCGCTGTCATGTGTCCCCTCCGTCCCCGGCAGCTGCATGCCCTGGATCTCGCGCAGCAGCGCCAGCTTGTCGTCCATCGTCATCTCGCCGCCCGCGATCGCGGCTCTCGTCGGCGCGTCGGTGCTGATCTCTCGCCGCTCGCGCCAATCGTAGTTTGCCTGCAGCGCAAATTTTGCGCCCGCTGCGGAGTTTTTGTCCTCGAGCCGCTCCTGCAGGTACGTCTCGATCACCCGCTTGGCCTCGTCGCAGATGTCGTGCGTCTCCTCAGCTGCCAGATACTTGCTCCACGTCTGCCGACTGATGCCCAGTCGCCCGCACAGCCCCGTGATCGTCGGCGGGCTGACCCAGCTCGTCCTGCTGGCTGGCGTCCCGTCCTCCGTCACCACGCGCACAAAGCGCGTCGCCGGGTGTCCGTACCGATCCAGCTCCGGCTGCCCGTCGTCGTCCAGCACCGGCTCCTCGCGGTATACCGGCTCCCGGTAGCGCAGCGCTGCAAAGTATTCCTGTACCGCGCGCCGGAGCGCTGCGGGCTTGTAAGCCTTTTTCCGGCCCATGTGCATCCCTCCCTGTTTGCCGTTAGGATACCACGGTAGCCGTGTTAGTTGCCGTCAACTTTTGTGCCGCGTTACCATGCCTCATACAGCCGCTTGCGCGCCCGGTAGAGCGTGCTCTCGCTGACGCCGTGCGCGATCGCCGCCGCCTGCACCGTCATTTTGCCGCAGCACCAATCGCGCAGCGCAGCGGCGAAGGCCTCCTCGCCGTAGGCCGCCTCGAGCAGCTTGGCGTCGATCCGTTTTTTGCCCGCCTTGCCCATATCTTCGTAGCTGAGCAGCGTAAAGTAGATCAGGCCCTGCCGCCGGTACGGCAGCCGGATCCCGCTCATCCTCCGGAAACTCATCTCCTCGCCCTCCTGTCCATGCACGATATCCGCTATACCGTGTCGGCATAGCGGTCCCATCCCCGCCCGAGCGCCGCTCAGGCAGAGTCCTCCCGTATGATCGGCGCGGCATATCCCATCCGCGCGCGCGTTTGTTTGGCCCGCGCCTGCGCATGCCCCCGCGCGGACCGCGAGTCAACTTTCTTTTTCTCGATTTTCTCCGTTTTCCAGCAGTTCCCGGGCCGTCATTTTGTGCCCGCCGAGCTTTTTGCCGCGCTTGCGGGGCACATAGCGCAGATATGCCCCGGCCTCTCCCTCGACGTATCTCTCCTCCAGCACTCTCGCGCCCTTCGGCGCGCGCATCTTGGTGCACAGCACGACCTCGCGCTCCTCCGTCGTCGGCAGAGCGGCCCCGCGGCTGACTTTGTATTTTTTGCGGTCCGGCACGCGCCGCACCTGCTTGAGCATGTAGTAGGCGATCGGGCTGTAGTCGTCCTGGCCTCGGAGGCTGCGGATGTTGACGCTCCCGAGCGTCCAGGCGTCCCGCAGCATATCCCAGCTGAGGCTCCCGTCCGTCTCCATGCAGATATGCACGTGCAGACGCACCAGCTCGCCGGTGTCGCCGTCCATGTCGCTCGCCGAGAGTGTGTAAAACGGGATCACGCCCTTGTCCTTCCGGCGCAGGCGGCGCAGCCAGAGCATCGCCTGATGCTCTGCGGCATCGCGGAGCTTGTCGGGATCGTCTCCGGCTGTCTCGCGCAGCTTGTCGATCCCCTCGTCCGCAAAGCGGAGCGTCACGAGCAGCCCCTTGTCCGCCGTGCAGTTGCAGTTGAGCAGGCGTGCCAGGCGGCGGACGGCCGTGTTAAAATTCTGCTCCTGCTGCCGCGGCGTCGTCACGCCCGTCTTGCGCCCGCGCGGACGAGCGTTGTCGCCGACGTGATACCGCGTCTTTTCCACGACGCCATTTTTGCAACGATAGGTCCGCTCCATGATTTTCACCCTGGTCTCCCTTCCCCCGCCACTGCGGGGCTATACATAAGCTTTTAGCAAGCCGATAAATACGCGCGTGCGCGCGTATTATATATGGTATCACGCACGCGTGTGTTTCAAAAAATCGCACGCATGCGTTTCCCGTGTGTTCGGCTGTCAAGGTTCCCGTTTGTCGCCCTTCCGGCGGTTCCGGCGAGGCCCGATCCCCCGATCGGCCCCCGCCGCAGCCTCTGGCTTGCGTTCATTTTCTGCATTTTGTGCATTCTGCACAAAATTTAATTTTGTTTTTGTTCATGTTTTTTCTTGTACCCTCTTGACATACCACCCAATGGGCGGTATAATAAAACCATCAAGAGGAGCTAAGCTCCAAACCACAAAGCCCGCGGCCACCGGCCGCACGAAAGGAGATCATCAAAATGAAAAAGAATTGGTATGCGGTGCTTAATGCCCGCGACGACAACGACTGGGGCACCGGCAGTTTTGGCTGGTCCGAGGCCGTAAAGATGGCCAAGTCTCGCGGCTGCGAGATGATCGCGGAGATCGACGGCGGCTATGACGAGGACGGCCACGAGACGACCGATCCCATCTGCGTCGCGGAGTACATCTCCGGAGAGGACTTTTAAGGCAGCCTCGCCTGCCCATCAACCCCATCAACCACAACTGAGAGGAGATCAATATCATGACGGAAAAAGTCAACACGCACGTCCAGCCCACGAAAGGCGCCCCCGTGAAAGCCTACAAGGGCTTTGATAAAAATATGAAGTGTCGAGGATTCCAGTACGCCGAGGGGCGTACCTACGAGGCGCCTGAGGCCGTGCTGTGCGAAAAAGGCTTCCACGCCTGCACTATGCCGCTTGACGTGCTGGGTTATTACGCACCGGGACTCGGCAGCATCTATCGTGAGGTCGAGCTGGAGGACGTATCCGCCGAACGAAGCGCCGACAGCAAGGTCTGCGACAAGAAGATCAGAATCGGCGCGGAACTCGGGATCGCCGGGCTGGTAACGGCCCAGATCGAGTGGGTAAAAGAGCTGATCGGCTTTGGCTTTTTTGAGGAAAAAATCAAGAAGGCTAAGGCAGCCACGGGCGATCAGGGCGCTGCCTCCGCCACGGGCCGTGAGGGCGCTGCCTCC